TCCTGCTGGGAGGCAAAGAGTACATCCTCCCCCCCCTCAACCTGGCGGCCCTGGAAAAATACTGGCCGGTGATCGAGTCCTGGGGCGAGCCGCCGGCTTCACTGGTAAGCCGCCTCTCCGAGGGGGCGGAGTTGCTGCACGCCGCGCTGGTGCGCAATTATGCAGAGCTCACCCTGGCAGAGGTCAAGGAGGGTCTGGACCTGGCCAATTTTCCTGCCGCCCTGGCCCAGCTATTGGAGGTGAGCGGCCTGGTGAGGCGCCTCCCGGGGGAACCGCAGGCGGGGAGCGTCCCGATTGGGGATACCTCTATTCCCGGGTAATCAGCCTCACCGGCTGGACTTGGGAATACATAGGGCAGCACCTGACACTGCCCCGCCTTTACGAGATGCAGCGCTACTGGGAGCAGCACCCGCCGCTGGGCGACCTGGTGGCCGCCTACATGGGATATAAGGCGCCTGCAGGGGCGACCGGCCCGGTCGCCCAGGGCGACCCAGCGGGTCGCTCCTACGGATCCCTCGAGGAACTGATGGCCGCCTTCAGCGCCTCGGGCGGCAAGGTGAAATAGCAAGCAGTGTGCAGTATGCAGTGAGCAGTAACGGCCCGCTGGTTCATTGTCTCCTTCGCCTGGGCCAGGATTGACTTTTACCGAAAACCTAAAACCGAAAACCGGGTCTTTAAATGGCTGACGACTCCCAAATCCAAGTTCTCATAAGCGCCCAAGCCGACGCCTTGAAAGACGGCATGGACCAGGCCACGACTGCGGTGAGTAACGCCACCGCCGAAATGAAGGCCTCCCTGGAGCAAGTATCGGCGGCCAGCGCCGTCAGCGCCTCTGCCATCATAGACTCCATGAAGCGAAGCGGGGGGGGCGGCGGCAGCCGGATGGAGGCCTGGCGCCAGGAATTGGAGGAGATTAAGGAAGAGGGCAACCTCCTGGAGGCCTCCAAATCCCAGGAGCGCGCCTTCTGGCAGGAGAAATTAGCGCTCTGCCAGCAGGGCTCCGCCGAATACCTCCAGGTGAAGCACCAGCTCTACGAACTGGACGTGGCCGGGGCCAAACAGGCGGTTGCCTTGCAAATCGCCGCCATCAAGCAGCAGATGGCCTCCGAAAAGGAGTCCACGGCCGCACGCCTGGCCGATCAGAACCGCATCGTCGCCATCAACGCCGCCTCCTACGGTAAAGACAGCATGAATTATCAAAATGCGGTCCTGAAGAAGAAGAAGATGGAGGAGGACGCCGACAAGGCGGACCGGGAGCTGGCCGACCAGCACCTGCAAAACTCCCTCAAGCTGGCCCAGATGGATATTGAGGCCCAGAAAGAGAAGATTAATCAGGAGAAAAGCCTGGGGATGATCTCCGCCGGCGAGGAACTGGCCCAGGTTAAGGCCCTGAAAGAGCAGGAGATCGCCCTGGAGAAGCAAAACTTCGAGCAGCGGCAGCAGATTTGGGCCCAATATCCTAAGAAGATGGCGGAGATCCTGCAAGAGGATCAGGTCGCCGAGAAGAAGAACGCCCTGGAAATCCAGAAGGTAGAGGCCCAGGCGGCCCAAGACGTCCAGAATAAGTGGAAGGCGGCCCTGGCCCCCATCGATTCGGCCATGACCACCGCCATCAACGGCATGATCCAGGGCACCCAGAGCATGCAAAAGATGGTTGGCAAGCTCCTCCAGGACATCCTCGCCTCGTATATCAACCTGGCCGCCAAGAGCCTGCAGAACTGGATCGCCGCCGAGGCGGCCAAGCTGCTGTCCACCCAGACCACCTCCACCCAGGTGGTCGCCGCGGAAACCGCGGCCGCCCCGGAGGCGGCCACGACCCAGGCCCTCGCCGACGTTCAGGCGATCAGCGGCTCCGCGGCCCAGGGCGCCGCGGCCGCCTATGCGGCGATGGCCGGCATCCCGGTGGTGGGGCCGGAAATGGGGGCGGAGGCCGCGGCCCAAACCTATGCCGCCATCATGGCCTTCGCGGGGATGGTCCCCGCCGCGGCCGGTGGCTGGGACGTCCCCGCCGACTCCCTGGCCTATCTCCACAAACAGGAGATGGTCCTCCCCGCCTCCCTGGCCGCGGGGGTGCGGGGCCTGGTGGCCGGCAGCGGACGGGACGCCCGCCCCTCGAGCGGCGACGTTCATTTTCACGTCAGCGCCATGGACGGCAACTCCGTCAAAAGTTTCTTCAAGAACAACCGCAACCACGTGGCCGAGGCGGTCAAATCCGCCATGCGCGACGGCAGAAGGCTTAAATGATAGTTCAAAGTTCAAGGTTGAAAACCGGGCTTGCCCTTGACTTTGACTTTGAACCTTGAACCTTGAACCTTGAACTCAGCAAATAGCGGACTTTCTATGAGTAATGCCATCTTCCCAGCGCTCCGAGGCTTCACCTATCCGGTGATCAAAAAGCCCACCTTCTCCACCATCGAGCAGGAGTCGGTGAGCGGCATCAAAAGACGCATCGCCAACTGGGTATATCCCCGCTGGCAGATCGAGATCCCGGTGGAATTCCTGCTGGACGGCCAGGACGGCGTCGAGGACCTGAAGACCCTGGTGGGCTTCTTCCTGGCCCGCCAGGGGCGCTTCGACTCCTTTCTCTTCGACGACCCGGACGACGATTTTATTCAAGGCCAGGAGCTGGGGATCGGGGACGGCCAGACCACCGCCTTTCAAATGGAGCGGGCTTACGGCGGTTTTGTCGAACCGATTTATAACCTCAAGAGCTCTGACCCGGCCCCGGTAGTCTATCTCAACGGCGTGGCCCAGGAGTCTTCAACTTATACCATCGGCTATCTCGACTCTGGGCTGCTCACCTTCTCCGTTGCCCCGGCCGCGGGGACAGTGATCACCGCGGACTTCGGCTACTACTGGCGGTGCCACTTCCAGGAAGACCTCTCGGAGTTCGACAAGTTTATGAACCAGCTTTGGGAGCACAAAGGCATCAAAATCGAGACGGTTAAGTGATGGGGATAGTTCCCAGTTCCCAGATGCCGGTTGACACTAAAGGCAAAAGTAAAAGGCCAGCATTTTGTTGTTTTGGATCTCGGGTCCGAGCTGGTGGCATACCAGGCCTGGGGTCCCCTCTCCCCCTTCGAGGGGGAGCGGCTTAGGGTGAGGGAGTGGCGTAATGCTCTATCTTTTGTGCTATTTGGCCGGCTCGGTTACGGGCTTCGTGGTGGCCGCGGTGTTAGGGGCCTCAGCCGAGGCCGCCTACCGCCAGCGCCTGCGCCGTGAGATTGAGAAAGAAGCCCTGGAGCATGACTGGAAGGAATAAATCATAGAGCCCGTAGGCCGGGAGTTAGTAGCACAGGTTTAAAACCTGTGCCACCAAACGTCTCCCGCCCTTCACTGGGAACCGGGAACTGGTAACTTTAAAATGAAAACCGTCACCCCAGCCCTGGTCGATCTCCTCAGCAGCCGTGAGCCGGTGTTGGCCTTCGACCTCTATCAATTCACGCTGCCCGGCGACACGGTGCTCTATTACGGGACCGCCGACGTGCCCATCGTCTATAACGGCAACACCTACGGCGGTTCCGTACGCTTCGACCGCTCCCAGGTCGATCTGAAGGCCGGGCTGGAGGCGGACAGCCTTACGGTGAAGGCCTACGCCAGCCCCACCGACCTGGTGAACGGCGTCCCCTTCCATCAATTCCTGCGCCAGGGCGGCTTCGACAACGCCTACCTGCTGCTCTCGCGGGCCTACTATCAGGCCCCGGGGGGCTGGTTCGTAGATGGCTCGTTTACCCCTCCCGGGTGGTTACAGGCCGGCCAGGCCTTAGCGCCTCCCACCGGTGTCGTCTGGCTCTTCTCCGGCCTGGTCACCGAGGTCATCACCGGGGGGCTTACGGCCCAGATTAAGATAGATTCGCACCTCTACACCCTGGACTTGAAGATTCCCCGCAACCTCTACCAACACCTCTGCAACCATGTCCTCTACGGCCAGGGCTGCGGGTTGAACGGGGCCTCGTATACGGTCGCCGGCCAGGCGCAAGCCGGGAGCACCATCTTCCGGATAGCCACCAACCTGACGGGCTATGCGGCCGGCTTTTTTAGCCTGGGGAAGCTCCAGTTCACCTCCGGGGCGCTCCAAGGGACTTGGATCGGCATCCAGTCCCAGGTGGGCAGCGGTTCGGCCCCCGTGGCCCTCACCCTGACGCCGCCGCTCCTGGCAGCGCCGGCCCCGGGCGACGCCTTCACCGCCTGGCCCGGCTGCGACCGGGCGCTCAGCACCTGCCGGAACAAGTTTAATAATATTGGCAACTTCCGGGGCTTTCCCTGGATTCCGGTGCCGGAGACGGCGGATTGAATCAGGGGTTAAGGATTAGTGAGCAGTGAGCGGTAAGCAGTTAGCAGTTAGCAGTAAAGGCTTTTTGCTTTTGACTTTACCGAAAACCGAAAACTGGAAACCGGAAACCGGTTTTATGAGCGTGAGGTCAATATGACTATTTTGGAGTCCGGCCAGCGTCAGGCCGTCCTTGCCGAAGCCGAGTCCTGGATCGGCACGCCCTTCCATCATCAGGGCCGGGTCAAGGGGCCCCAGGGCGGCGTCGATTGCGCCATGTTGCTCCTGGAGGTCTTCCTGGCCGCGGGAGTCATCAAAAAGGAGTTAGCAGTAAGCAGCGAGCAGCGAGCAGTAACTGCTCACGGCTCGCGGCTCACGGCCCACAGCTCCCTGATTCCCAACTACTCTCAACAATGGCACCTGCACCGGGGGGAGGAGCGCTATCTGGAAATGGTCCGGACCCTGGGCGGCCGGGAAATAAACACCACTCCCTTGCACGGCGACATCGCGGTCTGGAAGATTGGCCGGGCCTATTCCCACGGGGCCATCGTGCTCCTTTGGCCCTGCATCATCCATGCCGCGGCCTCGCCGATCAACGCCTGTATCCTGGACAACGCCCTCTTCTCGGCCCTGAATCTGGACCGGTATCAGGTGAAATTCTTAACCGCCTGGGGGTAAGCAGTAAGCAGTTTGCAGTAAGCAGTTAGTCTTTCCTGCTCACAGCTCACAGCTCACAGCTCACTTTCAATTAATGAACAGGAGCATTTCCATGAAAGAAACCGGCACTGTCAAATGGTTCAATGACGCCAAGGGTTACGGCTTCATCAGCCGGCCCGGCGGCGACGATCTCTTCGTCCACTATAGCGCCATCCAGGGGGACGGCTACAAGACCCTGGCCGAAGGCCAGGAGGTGGAGTTCGAGGTGGCTGAGGGCAGAAAGGGCCTCCAGGCAGTCAATGTAAGCAAGCAGTGAGCACTAAGCAGTGATTCATGGGCCCTCGGCTCAACCGAGACGATGAAAAGTTTTTGCCACATTAACTTTTCGGAACAGTAAGCAGTAGTTATCAGTTGGATTTTTCTGCTCACTGCTCACTGCTCACTTTTAAGGGACTTATCCATGTCCGGATTGATGGGCGACTCCGCGGCGGGCAGCAGTAGCCGCCCTGCGGCCAAGACCAGCACCATCCAGGCCTCCTACCGCGTCACCACCGCGGTAGAGGGCCTGGCCATCCCCCTTTTCTACGGCCGCAACCGCCTCCAGCCCAACATTTTCTTCGCCTGGGGTTGGATGCCGGTGGCCCAGCCGGCCTCCTCCCAGAGCATGGGCAAAGGCGGCGCCCAGCCCTCCGGCGGCTCCCAATACGTCTATACCATCTGGGTCCTCTTCGGCCTCTGCGAAGGGCCCCTCACCGCCATCGGCCGCACCTGGAGCGACAAGACCCGGCAATGCCTGTTCAGCGCCGCGGGCCTGGCCGCAGGCTCGCGCCCCCAACCCCCGGTTCCCGAGCTGCTGAGCGGAGCCCCGGCCCAGGCCCTGGGCTATTACGGCACCGCCTTCTATCACGGCAACATCTATCTGGGTAGCGGCAACTCCATGCCCAACGTCTCCTTTGAGTGCTACGGACCGCTTCCTTATACAGTCGCCACCACCGTCACCGGCGAGCCCCAGATGCTGCCCCCGGCCGCGACGGCCACCGAATCATATACACTGCCATACTACAGTGCGGGCGGGGGGCCTATCACTCCCGTCAGCGTGGCCAACGCCGTCGCCTTCATCAGCGATGGCGGGGTTATCTGGGACAGCGTTGATGCAAATGGCGACTTTAATCAGGTCTCCATGACCAAAGTGTCCGGGACTCCAGAGGCCTCGGGGCAGTATTCCCAGACCGGTGGCATTTATACTTTTTATGTCGGCACTCCGGATATCGCGCCTGATGATCCGGGCTATGTTCCTCCCGCTGCCGGCAATATAGTCATCTCCTACACCTATGTCCCGGCACCCGCCTTCCAGGCCGTGGCCCGATGCCTCGGGACCTGCACCGAGGCATATACCCTCCCCGACGACAACCCGGTCCAGGTGGTCAATGACGACCTGTGGACCGGAGACGCCGGCGTCGCTCTGACCGGGGTCCTCCTCACCCCCATTCCCTATTCCCAACCCAATCCCCTTTACCCGCCGGTGGTCGCCCAGGGCTGCTATATGAGCCTCAACGGCTCCTACTGGTTTAGCCCCCTGGACGCCAGCCAGAACCCCGGCGACCTGGTGATCGCCTATTACTACGCCACGCCCCAGGGCGCTACCATCTCTCCCAGCGGCTGCGTCTGGACGGAGGACAACGGCGTCACCTATGACGATGGGACACCTTTAACCCCGGCGGCCGGCGCCCCCGCCGCGGCCGGCCAATACAACGTCACCGCCGGCACCTACACCTTCTCCGGCTGGGACTGTGGCCGCACCGTCGTCCTTAATTACACTTACAATACCCTGCTCGACTCCAATCCAGCCGAATTCCTCCCGGATCTCCTCACCAACCCCGATTATGGCGCCGGCTTCAACCCCACCAAGATCGGCGATATGAGCCAGTTTTCCGACTATTGCCTGGCCAACGATTTCCTCCTCTCTCCGGTTCTCGATGAGCAGCAGGAAACCCGGGAGCAGATCGCCGACATCCTCAAGCTCCTCAACACCCAAGTTATCTGGAGCGAGGACCATCTCAAGTTCATCCCCATGGGCGACCAGGTCGTCAGCAGCGCCAAGACCGGCGTCACCTTCACCCCGGTCCTCACCCCGGTCCTCGACCTCACCGAAGATGATTTCCTGGAGGACGACAACAACGACCCGATCCAGATCACCCGCAACCCCCAGGTGGACGCCTATAACCAGGTGCAGCTCGAGTACCTGGACCGTTACGCCGACTACAATACCACCATCGTGGTGGTCAACAACCAGGCGGCCCAGGACGTTTACGGGCTGAGGCCCCAGGACGTCATCATGGCCCACCCCATCACCGATCCCGACGTCGCCATTGCGGTGGCCGCCAATATCCTCCAATATTGCCTTTACGCCCGCAACACCTACCAGTTCAAGCTGGGCCTCATCGCCAATATCCTGGAGCCCGGCGACTGGATCACCCTGACCAGCCCGCGCCTGGGGCTAAACCAGATGCCCCTGCGGGTCACCGAGATCTCCGAGGACGACCAGTGCACCTCCACGGTCACAGCCCTGGAATGGCCCATCGGCACGGCCCAGGCCCCGGTCTATCCCAGCCAGAACCGCTCGCCTCTGGTCCTGAATTACAACTCTCCCCCGGGGGACTGCAATCCGCCGGTCATCTTCGAGCCGCCTTTGGGCCTGAGCGACGATCTGGAGGTTTGGGCCGCGGTGAGCGGCGGTCCCAACTGGGGCGGCTGCCAGGTGTGGGCCTCATGGGATGGCAGCAATTACCAGCAGATTGGCATGGTCACCTCGCCGGCCCGCACCGGCTTCCTGGTGAACCCGCTCCCCGCGGCCCCGGATCCCGACACCACCGACGTGGCCAAGGTGAATCTCACCGAGTCCGAAGGCGTATTGCTTAGCGCCTCCCTGGCGGAAGTGAACGCCTTGGTCACCCTCTGCTACCTTTCCGGCGGCGAATTCATCGCCTACGAAAATGCCGCCCTGGTGAGCGCCTCCATCTATGACCTCAGCTATCTGCGCCGCAACTGCTACGGTTATGGCACTGGCGCAACCGGCTCGCCTGTGGGAATCGCCCACGCCGCCGGCGACCGCTTCGCCCGGGTCGACGGCTCCGTCTATAAAATGCCTTTCTCGGTCAACCAGATTGGCCAGACCATCTATTTGAAGTTTCTGTCCTACAACCAGGTGGGCGCTGCCGTCCAATCCCTGGCCGATGTCGAGGCCTATCCCTATCAGATCCAGGGCAGCGCCCTCACCTCTCCCCTCCCGGATATCACCGGCCTGGTGTCGGTTTACCAGGGCTCCCAGCAATACCTCCAATGGACCGCCATCACGCCGGCCCAGGACCCGAGGTATTCCGGAATCAATTACGAGATTCGTTCTGGCGCCGTTTGGGCCACAGCTCAAATCCTGACCTATGTCAGCGATCCCGATTTCCTGGTAACGCAGGCCGGCACCTATTGGGTGTCAGCCTCTTATGCCAGCAACGGCGTCATCCTGGCTTATTCCGCCGTGACCGCCCAGATCGAGGTCGAAGCCGTTGCCATCACCATCAATGACATGGTCAGCAGGGATGAGGCCAGCGAAGGCTGGCCCGGTATCCTCACCGCTGCCCAGGTGTCCTCCGGGACCGTGGTGCTGGCAGTTGGTCAAGCCGTCGGCTCTTACGCCATTCCCGCCAGCGAGGTCCCGGACCTGGGTACGGCCCAGGCCGCGGCCTTGGGCGCCTCCGTGGCCTTCAACAACGTGGTGCCTGGTGCTTCCTTCGATACCGCTCCGGACATGGATGCCATCCCCGACGTAGATCAATATGATGCGGGAGCCGGCGGGGAATTCGATTCGGTGCCCGACGTGGACGCGGCGCCGGACTTCGACCAGGCCGGAGGGGCGCTGGCCCAGACTGTCCAGATCCGGGTGCAGTTCACCCAGGACGGCGCCACCTGGGGAGCCTGGCAGAATTTTACCCCCGGCACCTATGTCTTCCGTAAAGTCAACTTCCAGGTGCTCTTGACCCAGATAGTTCAGGGAGGCGTCACTTTATCACCCGTGGTCACGGACTTCGCCTGGTCCATCTCCATGCCGGACCGCCTGGTCGATGTGGGCAGCATCGCCTGCCCCGCCACCGGGCTGGCCGTCACCTTCACCCCGGCCTTCCAGATCACCCCATCCGTCGCGGTGACCATTCTGAACGCCCAGGCCGGGGACGTGGTGACCTTCCCCACGGCCATCGGGCCAGCCGGGGGCGCAATCATGGTTAGTAATGGCGGCACGGGCGTAGCACGGAACATAAGTTACATCGCCAAGGGCTATTGAGCAGTAAGCAGTGAGCAGTGAGCAGTAACTGCTCATCGCTCACTAACCTGGCCCCTATCAAAGGAGTTTCCCATGAAAAAACTAACCGCCTTTTTGCTGGTTTTTTGCCTTTTTACTTTTAACTTTTGCCTTGCCTCCCAATACCCCCTGGTGGTTCCCGACGGCACCGGAGCCCAGGTGCGCGCCGGCTTCAATAATGCCCTCGATTCCTTGAACACTATCAACTCCGGACCTTCGGCGCCCACCACCACCGAGCCTTACATGCTCTGGGCCGACACCACCAACAACCTCCTGAAACAAATGAACTCAACAAACACCGCCTGGATCGTCCTCGGAACGCTGGGCGCCGCCAACCTGGGTCTGGAGCTAGCCATTACCCCCGGAACCACTTCTCAATATTGGCGCGGCGACAAGACCTGGCAGACCTTACCCCCAAGCCTGTCTTATCCGGGAGCGGGGGTTCCTCTGAGCACCGGGTCCGCCTGGGGGACTTCCTACACAGTGGGGACGGGGGCGAATGACCTGGTCCAACTTAACAGCAGCGGCCAGCTCCCCGCCGTGAGCGGGGCTTTACTGACCAATCTGCCCACTACCGGCATGGTCTATCCCGGCGCCGGAGTTCCCAACAGCACCGGGTCGGCCTGGGGGACTTCCTACACGGTGGGAACGACCGCCAATAACCTGGTCCAGCTTAACAGCAGCGGCCAACTGCCCGCGGTGGACGGCAGCCTGTTGACCAACCTGGCGGCCGCCTCTATTCCTCCTGGAGTCATCGTGCCCTATGCAGGCGCCTCCGCTCCCAGCGGCTGGCTCTTATGCTACGGCCAGCAGGTGAGCACCACGACCTATGCCAGCTTGTATGGCGCCATCGGCACCACCTACGGCTCCGGGAGCGGCACCTTCGGCATCCCAGATTTGCGGGGCCGCGCCGCCTTCGGCGCCGACGCCATGGGAGGCACGGCGGCCGGGCGTTTGGGCTCGGGCAATACCGGAGGCATCACCGGCAGCGCCACGCTGGGAGCCAGCGGCGGCCAGCAATCGCATACTCTAACGTCGGCAGAGGAAGCGAGTATGCCGGTAACAGGGACTCTGGCAACCGGCACCGGCGGCGGGGGATCAAATGCAGTCATACAGGATAACGTTAATACCGCACTTATCCAGAGTGGCCAGTTTACGGCAATTACCGCCCTGAATGGTATCACAGGGACCGCCACCGGCGGCGGCGGGGCGCACAATATCACCCCCCCCGCCCTGGTGCTGAATTACATCATCAAATATTAAGCAGTGTAGGGTGGGCACCGCCCACCATTTCTGTGAGCAGTGAGCAGCGGTGTAGGGCGGGAAAGCGGAGCGCATCCCGCCAAGACAGTAAGCAGTGAGCAGTAAGCCGGTAGCATAGGCGTCCCGCCTGTGGCCCATATGATTACTCACAGGCCAGGGGCCTTTGCTACCGGCCACTATACCAGCAGCTAAGGAGGCCATATGACTTTCTGGCAAAAAATCTGGGCCGATCCCAAGACCACCATCCCCGGGATCATCGCCGCCGCCCTGAGCACCCTGGTGGCCTTAGGCATCATCACCCCGGCTCAGTCCAGCCCCTTGCAAACAGCCTTGACCGCCACCCTCGGCGGCATCGTCGCCCTCGTGGGCCTCTTCAGCAACTGGCCTAAATAAAGGCGATTATCTGTTTTCTGTCTTTTATAAATGGGTCTGATTTTGCCTTTCCCAGAAAAACAGAAGAAAGAAAACAGAAAACAGGAGCTTTTATGGTCACAGGCGCAGACATCCTGCAAAAAGCCCGCACCCGCCTGGGCGATTCTTACGTCTTCGGCGCCCTCACTCCGGTAGGGGCGCCGAACCCCCGGGTCTTTGATTGCTCCAAACTCGCTTCCTGGGCCGTATATCAGGCGGCCAAGCTCATTTATGGCGCCGACCGCGACAAGGGGAACCCCCTGGAGGTTTACGGAGGCACCATTTATTGGAACCGGGACGCCCGCAGCGTCGGCCTCATCGTCTCTCTGGAGGAAGCTGCCGCCTCGCCCGGGGCCGCGGTCCTGAGGTTGGGCACCGCCTCCCAGTGCGGCCATATCGTCTTCTCAGACGGCCTGGGGGGGACCGTGGAGGCGCATTCTACCGCAACCGGGGTCATTACTTCCACCCTGCACGGCCGGCGCTGGGATTTGGGTATAATGGTTCCAGGGATCGAGTACCAGACGCCCCGGCCTAATATTCCGGTTATGCCTCCAACCGGGCCCATTTACCGCCTCACCGATCCCCTGATGAGGGGTCCGGCGGTGCAGCGCCTCCAGGAGGCCCTGAAGCGGCGGGTGGTTCCGGCCTGTGGGTCTTTGGAGGCGGATGGGGTTTATGGACCTCAAACGGAGCTTACCGTTGCCGGTTTTCAACGTTCCCAGGGCTCCCTGGTAGCCGATGGTGAGGCGGGCCCGGCCACGCTGAAGGCCCTCGGCATTGAATGAAGCGAGTGAGCAGGGAGCAGGAATAAAACAACTGCTAACGGCTAAGTGCTTACCGCTTATAGGAGTCTCGAATGAATAAGTTATTCAAAGTCACCGTGGTTGGGTTAGCTTTACTGCTCACTGCTTACTGCTCACCGCTCACTTGCCATGCCGGCCAGTGGACCGCCAACGGCTATTTCTACGAACCCTCCCTGGGGGCCGCGGGACCGACGGAATATAACCTGTTCAACCAGGGCCTGGCCAAGGCTGACGCCGAACTGGCCCTCCTGGCCGCGAATGGGGGCGGAGGGGGCGGCGTCAACTTCTCGCCCGCGGCGCCCCTCACCTATAACGCCGCCACTCGCGTAATCAGTATGCCCCAGGCCGGCGCCGCGGCGGCCGGCTACTTGTGCGCCGCCGACTGGAGCGCCTTCAACGCCAAGCAGGCCGCCCTGCCGGTCGGCACCGCTTCCCAATACCTGAGGGGCGACCTCACCATGCAGACCCTCAACGCCGCCGCGGTGGGGCTGGGGAACGTCCTCAACGAGGCCCAGGAACCCGCCATCGCCCCCGGGACCACCTCCCAATACTGGAGAGGCGACAAGAGCTGGCAGACGCTTAATGCCGCCGCCGTCGGCTTGACCTTCTACCAGAGCCTCCTCAACACGGGCGGGACCGTGGCCTTGTCCGGGGACTCATCTTCGCCCGGCAATTCTATGGTGTACGGGACCAATGCGTCCGGGGTTAAGGGCTGGTACTCCCAACCCGGCAGCATGAGCTGGCCCTCTGCTTCCGGCATCCCGGTCTATGCCGGCTCCGGCGCCTGGGGGAGCAGCCTGACGGCTCCGGGCAGCGCTCTAGTCGGAGTCTCCGATACCCAGACACTCACCAATAAAACCCTGACCTCCCCGACCCTGACCACCCCGGCGCTGGGCACTCCCTCTTCCGGCAACTTGGCTAATTGCACGTTCCCAACCCTGAACCAGGATACTACCGGCAATGCGGCCACGGCCGCCACGGCCACTACGGCCACCACGGCCATGAATCTGTCAGGCACCACGGCAGGCTCC